AGTTGCAACGTCTGTTAAACCCCCGATAAACCCCATACCCAGTTGCATTCCAGTTCCCCATCTCTGGGAAGCGTGGATCCTTCGGGTTTGAGCTATATACTCGGCATCTTGCTGGTTTCTCCACTGAAGTAATTCAGCTTGTCTTTGAGTAAGTATATCATCATGAGTGATTCCGTAGTCTCTCTCTAACGCCTCTTTAGTCAGAGGTTTATTACCAACAGCTTTATCGACAAGCCCAGCACCTATCTCGGTGCCTTTCATCCCGACTTCCCACAATAAGTTTTGAGTTCCAACCGTGTGAAGGAATGTATCCCATGAAGAGAAACGAGGCTGTACGAAATTCCCGTCTAATAGGTCGGATCGGCGTGTACTTGGATCTTGAAGTTGTCCTACCATTATTTATTCCTAAAAAATTCGCCCATATGTTTAAAATACTGGAAAGCCTTTTCCACTAAAGGTTTACCAGATTCCTCTTCTTCCATAATACTTTGGTCTTGAGGTATAGCTTCAAACGACATGCTCCCTACTGGCAATGAGTCTCTAGTTACAACATCTTGAACTTTCAGCAGTAACCCCTCTTTAGTATTAGTTACTGTCAGCGAAAGATTCTCATCTTCAAATAACTCCAATACTGCTGCATCTCTATCCTTCTTGCCTTTTACTTTTGCTTCATCTAGATACGCTCTGATAAAAGGTATCTTTTCATATGGAGTGTTTCTTACGAAATTCTCTGGATCCTTCAATACCCTAACGGCAGCCTCCATAGTAGGAGATTCGCTAGTGTCAGGGTCATATTTAATTCCGTTTGCCTCTAATACAGAAACTGGAGTGCTTACATAGTCAGCGCCATTCTTTACTACGTTGGTTTGCCTGTGAATCATCATTCCTGCAGCTTGCTCGGTGGCTTCTTCAAAGGCTGCTGTATCTTTATCTCCACCTTTACCTGCCCTTGCGTCCTTCACGTATCTTTTCATAGCCTCTAGTCCAACTGCCTCTCCTGCTGCCTTATAGGAGTTCCAATTTCCAGCAGATTCGCCACTTTGCAGAATAGCTTTCCTGTGCGGACCTAAAGTCTCATCCGCTTCGATAATAAAATCTTTTAACGTAACTGAAAATTCCGACCCAGCTAGCTCTATTTTATCCTTGGACAGTTTATTCAGTAGGGCGTGTACCGCAGCCTGATAACCTTTAGCATCTTTAGAGAACAGTAAAGGTAGGGCCAGTTCAACCCCTGTAACCTCCACACTGCCCTTATCTACTTCTTTTGCCCACGCTGCGTATTGTGGGCCCATATAGTTGGATCGCAGCCAAGCTTCAGAAACAATATCCATTACATTTTCTTTCTTACCCAGTTCTAAGCTTTTAGAGATTCTATCTACATCGCTCTCAATAACCGCTCTAGGGAAATACTGTACTTTCTTCCCTAGTTGTTTTGCTGCTGCATCCATACTGTCTACATACCTATCCCACTCTTGCTTGTCGCCATGAGCGTTCTTACCAAACTCAAAAGCCGCTTTAGTTATGTTTTGTAAATGGAAAGCTGCTACTTGACCTTCGTTAGTGCCTCTAACTTTATCGAGTCTCTGGTTTTCTAATTTAAGCATCTTACTGACATAGGATTTAAGACCTAGTCCAAATGCTACTTTCTCGCTACCGGTTACTTTAAAGCCGTCTGCAAAAACCTTCTCTGCTTCAGATACTATTCTATCTACGTTATTATCAATGAACCTAGTCCCGTTAGCAGTACTCTTAGTAGATAGGTCGTCATAAGTGTCTCCAGTTATAACGGAAGCTACTATATTCTTAACTGCCTCGTTCTTTGTCTCACCTTTTAGAGTTTTACCTACCTGATCTAGAGCATCGTTAAATAATTTTTTACCTTTAGCACTTCCCGAATCAATTCGAATATTTGGGTCTGGGGAATTAAAGGCTATCTGCACCCTCTTAACCATTTTTAGTGTACTTCTTTCTTTCTCGAAATCTTTCGTGCCCATTTTAGAGAATAGTTTATTTGTCCATCTCCTATGGTCTGCAGGAGTAAGGTAGTGCCCCACAAGATTTCTAGATCTTTCATATTCTCCCCCAACGTCAAAGCCTTTAGTTATCAGTAACTGACTAGTGTTAGTGGGGTTTCCGTCTTTATCGTACTTTACTTCCTTCTCGCCTTCATTCAACCAGAATGCGCTTATATTTCCTTCTTTATTTTTTGTGACAGATATGTACTTTCTGTCGGAAGTCTCGTTCAGATGCTTCAACATCTCTTCAAGTTTAATTGGCCCCATATCGAAAAGACCTAAGGATGCCGCTGCCCCATTGTAATCCTCTCCATTCATCTGAGAGTTTAATGTAGAGTTAGCTATATTTCCAGCACCTACGTTTATAAGGGTTTCTTTTTGGTCAGGATAAAGATTCTTGGCCTTCATTGCATCTGCAATATTCTTTGCTATTTCGTTATTGCCGTATCTAAACCTAGACTCTTCTCCCTCTGCAGGAACATAAGAGTCTGCATCTTCAGAAATAAAATATTTCTTTGCTAGTTCAGTGGGAGCCGTATTACCTATTTTGTTGGTTGTATTCTGCTCCCAATCTTCTATAGCTTCTGTATAATACTTACCTTCATATTCAGAAGGGGGCATATTTTCTCTAACGCCTATCTTTCCGCTATTAGCGTCCAGACGCATCTGCATGTCTCTAACAAACTGTTCTCTTCCAACGGCTTTATTTCTTCTTTCGGTCATAGCAAAAGTTCTGGCTTCACTGTCCTTAAGCTCTGCCAGCATACCTATACCCATTTGAGCCGCTTGACCGCCAAGATTTGCTAATGCCCTTGCTGTGGCCCCGCCGCCAAAACTGGCAACTCCAGTAGACACTTGTGTAGTCGTTTTAGTAGCTCTAAATCTCTTTATTGTTGGCATTAACTACCTCCTAGTTCACTTGGAGCACTTCTTTGAGCAGTATACGTACTTAAAGCTGCTCCTCCTAATGCTCCAATTAATCCCGCCGTCTCCGCATCAGCTCCGGATTCTAGTCTCGCTCTACCTGTAGCTATCGCCATAGATGCGTCCCACTGAGCAGTCTCCGCATCTCTCATTGCTTGATCAGACGCCGCTCTTAAAGTCTCTTCTATTCTAGCAAATGAACTAACATCTGCGGCAAACCCTGATCCGGCTTCGCCCACTGTTTGTTCGCCTATTAGCTTTTCAGTAGATTCCCACATTAGTTCTCGGTTTTCTACATTTCTTCTAATTATCTCATCGGCTTTAAGGAAGTCCAACTCCGATTGCGCCTCTGCAGAAGCTGCGGCTGCCTTACCGGTTTGGTACTTTCCATACGCACTCGTTGCAATTCCAGCAGCAGCTAACCACCACATACTTACTCCTGTGTCTCACCTCTAATACCGATTGAACTTATGTTCAACGGGTACGGAGAATCCGTTTCTAGATAAAATCTTTGCTCTTCTCCGGGAGAGGAATCAATTTTAACTGAATCTTCTCCTGTGTATAAATCATCATTATCTAAGTCTTTTAAAGTTCTAGTCTCCATATTGCCAACATGAGAGCCTATTTTATATATTTTTGAGTTTTGAATGGTTAGCAGTGCCGTGTCTATTCTCTTGATAAGAACTTGAGCGTCCCCTATTCTACTTCCTTCTTGAATCTTCATAGATCTAATTATAGATTTATAGGCAAGCCCCACCAGCACATCGCCTTCTATTGCCGTTAAATCGTCTACTGGAATAACTCCACCTGTTAAAGTTTCAACACTTTGCAGTTTACCTTTTACAACTATCACTACTGTTTCATTAACCAAGTGAGTACAAGTAAAAGTTCCTGCTGAAAAGAAAGCAGCTTTAAACATTGAATCTACATACACAGGGTAATCTAATCCATCTGGATTGTAATGACCGTGGGTTATATCGAGTCTGAAATCTTCACCTATATATTCTATATATTTAACAGTGCTGCCATCTACTGTTCTTTCAACCAGTAAATATAGATCTTCAGTTTCTCCTTCTATTGCAGAAATTAGGGCCATACCTAAAACTTTAGAGTCAACTCCACCTATTGAATGCTTATGCCAAGCTAGGGATTGAGTCGAAGTCTCATAGGTAAGACCTATCAAAGCCCCCTCAGTTGTGAGGGACCATATAACCCCTCTAGAGGATTGATATATATATTTAGAAAATTCTACTTCTCTAAGAGATGTAGTTAGAGGATTTACTTCATGGTAGGCTAAATGTTCTGCCAAAGAAGATAACAATCTAGATACATTTGAGCCATTCTCTTCTGAGTAACTCAACTCCCTTAACATTTTGCCCCCATAATTAGCATATATTACAGAGTTCTCCACTTGTATTGCTGTAGAGTCATTAGCCCCGTAAAATGTTAGAACTGTATGGGTGGCGTGATCTCTATCTAATTGGCCATCTAAAGTGGATAAAGTGTGCTCAGCTGAAGTAGTTCCAATCTGCAGCCTTCTCCCAGATACCATCCACTGTATTGAATTTGATTTATTAGAAAACATTGTTTTTTGAAATGCGTTGTCAGCAGCCCAAGCCCCAAAATAACCCAAACCTGAATTGTCGGCTGCAGCGTCTTGTTGTAACTTAGTGCTTGAGATTATGAAAAGGTTTCCTGTAACGGAGAACCATATTACTGCGGGCTCAAATTTAGTCCCGCCAAACTCTAATCTATTCTGATACAAGGCAACCGCTTGAGGGTAACCATATTCCATATTCCAAGACTCGAAAGCCCATTCTGTTTTAGCTGTTACAGCGGCATCATCCGCCACGCTGTCTGCATAGAAATTATTAGCGTCTATATATTCTGTGAGAATATATAACCTATCTGTTCCACCATCCCGTATCTTTAATCGAGCTCCTACAAGTTTCTCTGTGAATAGAGCAACACTAGACGTTAACGTATATAGATTAGGAGACACTCCAGTTACTACTGCTGCAATAGTTGTAGCGGTAGTGTTGAAGCTTGTATAAGTTGAACCTAAGGCACTATCAAATCCGGCATCGTCTACCGCATCTGAATAAGCAGCTATACGAAATACATCCGTATCTGTCCTGTGTATAACTATTGGAGGAAGTTTCCCAGAGACATGAGTCATGAACATGTAGTTATTCATCTGAGCAATATTAAACCTATTAAGGTCTAATCCATCTATCTGGTCTGCCGTGAATATTGGCAATACTCCTGTTGGATAAGGACTAGATAAACTAGAAGGTATCATGTAGGGATTGTCCGTCACAGGGTGTAAAGCCGGTCTGGATATCTCCAAAAAGATATGTCTCTCCGCCCCTACGGCATAAGTCCTCATTGATATTAAATAGGATTCATCTTTACTTATATTGAAATCGTATAGTGTTTCGGCGTCAGTATCTAATCCGCCCCCGTCATCAACTATTCTAGTTCCGGGTCGTCTTCTAGCCCCTCCTTCCCTACTAGGGATGAAGTTCTGTAGAGTAGCTACCCCGTTAAAATATTCTTTTAAATCGTTTCGCCCTTCTAATCGTGGGCTTAGTTCACCGTTTGAAAAATTGTTTTGAGTTGAGGCAAATTTCAATTAAACCTCCTAGAGTCTTACATCTAAAAAATCGTTTATTTCATAGTCTTCTGGGGTTGAACCCTTAGAGTCAGCAAACCTTGCATCCTCAACTATTCTGAATTTCTCTTCTGCTAATTGTCTACCTAATGCTTTATCTTGATTAAGAGAATACGATGCCTCTAGAGCCAATGTCAAAGCAAATGATTTAGTGTACGCCGCAGTATATATAGTTGGATCCGCTTCATCTTTAGCGTATACTACATTGAGCTCGCTGGCGTCTGACAGTAGCCATGCTCCCTCTCTCTTGTACTTATACTCATTGTACTCTGATACTACATTAACGAAGTCTGCAGGAATAGCAAACCTGTATAAATACCCAAAAGCAGGAGCTGTTGCATCTGCCGCTATCGTTATTCTATTTAAGGAGAAACTCCAAGGATAGAGTTCAAAGGTATCTTTACGGGCTAATCCGTAAAGATCGTTCATTACTTTAGCTCTTTTGCTGTCATCAGCAAGAGAGCCTATAGTCTCACAACCCAATCTTCTTAATGCGTAATTAACAATCTCAAGTTGTGTGGCCATACAGGCTCCCTAATATATAAACAGGAGGTACTCTGTTTAAAATTTAATCGTTAACGTACTCAACTTCCATTTCGATAACACCGTCAAGAACTGCTCCGTCCATAACTTCAGTACAAACTAAAGCAATTTGAGTCTCTTTAGTGAATCTCTTGAAGATACCAACAGCAGCGTTGTCTGCTCTATCTAGAACAGCTTGTCCACCAGCATCAGCTCCAACTAGGAAAGCGTTTGGATCAGCAACATCAACACCATTAGCAAGATAACCAAGATCAAAGATACCAGTGGCACCTAGAGACTTGCTGATCTTAACTTTAGCATCAGTAACGATAGAACTAGCAGGTATCTTAGGTCCGAGAATTACATCTCCAACTTGGATAGCAAAGTCTGCTGTAAAATGCTCCATAAGGAGTCTTTTACGTCCTGCTGTTTCTCCCTTTGGGAGTTTCTCAGAAGGCTTGTCAACCCACTGCTTCTTGTAATTGTCGCCATTATAATTGGCCATATAAACCTCTCAGTTAATAGAGAGCTCATTTCTGAGCTCTCTTAAAATTAAACTTCTTTACAAATAACTTCTACAACTTGCTCTTCTTCCATACGAGTACCACCCACTGTTAATGCGCCGTAAACCTGGTGAGAGTAATGCTTACCTGGCATTTCAGTGATCTTACCCTTCACTTCTCTACCTTTAGCAAAAAGAACTCCACGCTTGTTAGTAAAAGCAATACATCTACGACCTTCAGCCGCTGTAACCGTTCCAGTTCCTGCACCAACAACACCAGTTGTAATAGTGTAAGTAGCATCTCCTGCTAGGAATGGAAGTAGCTCAGTCTCTACAAATTTGAATCCCATGAAAGTATCAACTTCACCATCAACAAGAGCTTTAACTGTGTTATAGTCTGCTGATGTTACTGCAGTTGTACCTAAAAGGTCGTCAATTTGTTGAGCTGCTACAGCAAGAATTATCTTCTCGCCTTTCTTTATAGACTCATTCTGCTTAAACTTCTTTCTAACCGCTCTAAGAGTAGGAATATTAAGTCCTAGTCCAACAGTTGTTGTGATCGCTGGATCAAAACAAGCTACTTTTTGAGAGTTAGGGAGAGCTGTAACAGTCGTTCCTTTCTTTCCTTCATAAGCATTTCCTAGAGCAGCAGTTATGATTTCTTCATCATATCTACGTCCAAAAGCCATACCCATGGCAACAACATACTCACTATCGATATTCATGATAGTTCGGATTTTGTCTTCTTGATCTACTAGATCTGCAGAGTAGAAATCTTCCATAGTAACCATACGTCTACTATGTGGAGTGTCGTCATAAACAACATCAGAGTGTCTGCCTTCTTTACGTCTAGTTTCTCTTAGGCCAATTCTATCCCAAAATTTACTTTCAGAATCTTGAGTCTCTTGTCTTGTATACCCATACAGAACAGACCCTTCTTGTTGTGATAGGTGCATAGCGTTCGCACTGAACATATCCACCATTGCAGTTGTTACTTGAACAGATCCCCTATTTGAAAAAATAGTTACAAGGAGCATGTCAAATAAAGATAATAGAAATTTCATCTTTTTTCTCCAGTTAAAAAATTAAACCAATAAACTAAAACATTCCATCGATTTGATATTCTCTCTAGGAGGTCAGATCTAAGTGCAAATTAATTAGGGCCTAAGAATAAGGTACTCCATTCCGCACTTATTCTTAGGATAATAGCTAAACCCGATTTGTGTCAAGAGTTATTTTCTAACTGCGTTCTTCATTTCGTATAGTTTTAACATATTTGATTGCTCTTTCTGGTAACTTGGGTGCTCTGGCTTGTTGTAAGCGTGATTCTTATCGCCCATAATCTCGTTGATTTTATCTGCTGCATCTGTCGGAGATAGCATACCATTATGGTTTTCTCCACCCTTAAAGCCGTCTTCTTTGTACAATTTCTCTCCAATTGCCATTAAAGTCTTTAAAACTGCTGGGTTACTCCCGAGAGCAGGGTCTTTAAAGGCTTTAGTGATATCGTCATTTCCAACAACATCAGATAAAACTCTTTTGGCCAAACCTAATTTATAAGTATAAGCGTCCCCCATCTCATCTTTCACACTTTGTAACCCTTCAACAATATTTGCTGTATGGGTTGCACTCATTTTATCAGAACCCGCTTTAGCTTGAGTTTCCATAAATGAGCTAAGTTTTTTAGCTGTATCCATAGAAAGCTTGTTCTCATGGGCAAATTTCTGTAGATCTCCTGTGAAATCTTCATCTAGACTAGAGCCTTCTACTTTTTCCTGTTTATAGTCTTCTACATTACTAGAAGCTCCAATTTTGTTGTAAAACTCTTGTACTTCTTCATCTGAAGAGTTTTCAGTAGGTAGATTAGCTTTGTCACTACCTTGCATCTTCTTTGTGTGAAAGTATGATTTAAGGAGGTTAGCAGAGTTTATCTTGTTATCCTCGCCTACAAAGGGCTTTAGAGAAGGTTCATTTTTTAGAATGTCTTCCATTCCTTCTGGCCACTCAATTACTCTATCTCCGTATATAGATGGGTCTCCTACTGGCGCCGGGTCTGCTACCGGAGCTGGATCGGCTGCTGGATCTACTACTGGAGCGGGGTCTCCACCCAAAGCACCTACATCTGGAGCCGGGTCTGCTACCGGAGCAGGATCTGGATCACCTAAAGAACCTCTATTCGAAAATAGAGAGTGTAAAAAGAACTTAAAAAAACTAATCTTCATCAAATACCTCCTGATTTACTTCTTCCATCATTTTTATATACATTTCCGGGTCAACATTGACCGTATCTATAATTCTTAAAATAGCCGACCTGGCACCTTCATTAAATGAGGTTTGGTGCGGATCTCCCGCTGCAAAAGAAGTTCCAAAACAGCCAAAAGAAGTCATCAAGTCTTCTAGGACTATCTTACCCTCTACCGTGCTAAATGTTTTCTTGTATGCGGAATTTACTTTAATGGCTTTTCTTGCCATCTTCTCGTTAACATTCATAGTACCTCCTACTGAATATTATGCTGCTGGAGCAGATTGCTCCATATTTTTAACAGTTTCAGAGCCGGTCTTGGCCATCTCAGCTTCCATCATTTGTTGTTGTTGAGCCGCCCGGGCTTCTCTCATCTTGCCCACATCAGCCTCATCTCTAAGAGTCTCTGGATCAACATCATACACATCAAAGTTGTGTCGTAAAATAGCATCACCGTCTACATTATCCATAACACTAGGGTCTGATTGTATAACGAAAGCCGAAGCATTCAGAGCTCTAGATATATTGTCAGCAGTAGCTATTAACTGAGCTTGGGCTATAGTAGACTTATACTTAACTCCAAGTTTAGTAATGCCGTCCATTTCTGCCGGCATATCTTCAAATAACTCTCGTCTTTCCATTATACTGAATACTCTATCTATAATAGGTCTTAGTTTCTCTCTATCTAGTCTGCCAAGTACTGGTCCTAATGCTCTAAGATTTTCATCCCGTCTTTGCATTACTTCCATAGTAGTAGCTCTATCTCCGAGATCTACGCTCAACTTATCTAGATAGAAAGCTTTACGTATTAGTGTTTGTACATATTGAACAAACTCTAGCCCAAATTCAGGTCTACCCGCAGGAAATAAAGGTTCTACTTTATCTTTCATATTAGGGCGTTTATAGTTTGTCCCAAAAGGTGTGAACTTTAATGGGGCCACAAATCCATTACTTGGAATCTGCAAAGGAGGAGCTATAGCTAATTGGCCGCCCTGTATGGTGACTTTCATCATCATGTTTGCCATCTTAGTGTCTGCCAATGCTTTCATTGCAGGAGATCTACCGTATTTCTCTTTATTTATTTTAGACCATCTAGCTACGGCGTATGGAAACTCTTCGAATCCACTTTCCCTCAACACTATACCTTTATCTTTTAGAACGTGAATAGATTTCCACGGCATAGCTGCAGCTCCTACCTTTCCACCTTTTTCGTGTTCAGTTCTTGGTGAGACTTCTTGAATTATCTTAAACTTCTTAGCATCTCCGTCAGCTATTTCTCTTCGTAATTCATCATCTATAGCGTCATCAAACTCTTGAAGCAGTTGCCTTCCGTCAAACTCGTATTCCCTAGACACTACATCTATAATACCTTTTGAGTTTTCGTCGATCATTACATTATAAACAGGCTGAGAATAGAACCTTACTACATCTTCTTTATCCTCTTCAATACGGAGGCACGATGTCCCGATTGAGGCTAGGTCTTGGTAATCTTCAATTATCTCAGTTTGGAAGTTAGAGTTATTTAAAACGTCTATCATTTTTACAGTAGACTTATGAAGCCAAGCTCTAACCTTTGGCTTTCTGTCTCGTGTTTTGTCTCCAGTAGTTAACCCAAACCACACTGTAGAGG